TCGCAAGTCTTCGTAAATTGTTTCCAACTCAATTCTTTTTTCTTTGTAGTTTCCAGTCGGCTTTAAAAGGTCGGCATAATCTACAATAATCATGCCAACATCAATTCCTCGATTTTGAAGTTTAGTAAGATGATTCTTGAGAGTTACCACTGATGCTGATTTAGTTGGATACTCCTTTACAATAATGTTACCAGCAGCTACCTTTACCTCTTCATAAATTTCTTCTTTGCGATGATAAAGGTCTTTTAGATGAATTCCTGTTAAACAAGAATCATAACGAGAAGCGACAACCGTATCGGCTAGTTCTAGCGTAAAATGAACTACTGTTTTACCGTTGATAAGAGCTTGTGTCCCTAGATGAACTAAGGCCATTGATTTACCTGCTCCTGTTGGAGCAATAACCACTCCTAGCTCTCCTGCTCCTAAACCACCTTTACTAATCTTATCGATAATGTCCCAACCTGTCGTAACTGGACTTCTTTGTTTTAGAACGAACCGCTTTTCAAAATCTAGTTTGTAATCATAGCCATAAGAGTTATCAGAACCAAGTTTTAGAGCTTCATTAATAAGAACTGAAATTTCATCAAAGGAGGCATTCTGTAGAAGATTAGCAGATTTCATTAGAGCCTCACGAAGCTTTTGTTTTCTGCAAAAGTCTAGTGAGGTGTGTTTCACATAATCTTCATCCTCAACAATAGGATTCGCTTGGATTCTAGCAAAGAAATCTCTTACTTGTTTTGATAAGACTTGGTTGCTTTCATCTAATTCTGTTCTGAGAATAGTAGCAAAGGTTTGTGTTGAAGGATGCTTTTGAAACTTGTTCTTATAAAGAAACAGCTTATCTACAAACTCTTGTAGATACTTCTGTTCCAAGAACTCAGCTTTAAACACCTCGCCAACTTGATCACAGAAAGCTCGATCTTCAAACATGATTTGAACTAAGTTTTCTTGAAAGTGTTTTCCAAATTTTGAGAAATCGTTATTTTGCATTAGCAATCCTTATGCGGTTCATTGAAGAATAAAGTTCATCCCAATTTAATTCTGCAAACCCATCCTGAATCATCATTTTGATTAGGTCTGTTCTATAGAATTCGGTTGGGTAGTTCTCTACTGCTTCTTTAATGACTCGGCTGTTTTGTGGTGAAAGATTAATGGTTCCAAGATTCATGACTTTAAAGTTTTCTTCAATTAAATCTTTTCCATTATTAATCTTGTTCCAAAATGGGTCATCGACTTTAGCAGATTCGAAAACATCTTTCAAGAGGCAATCTTCTTTTTCTAGAAGAAAAGGCATCTTTTTTGCTACCGTCTTAAGTCCAACGCCATTTACACCAGGAAGATTATCACTTTTATCTCCAACAATAGCTCTTGCAAGAGCAAAGTTTGATGGATGAATCTTGTACTCGCTGATAATGTTATTTTTATTTAAAATTTGCTTTTGAGTTGGACGATAAAGAACTGTAGTGTCGTCTAATAGTTGAAAATAATCCTTGTCACTTGAAATAATAACTTTTTGCTTTGATTTGAATCTAGTAACAAGAGCCCCAATAATGTCATCTGCTTCTGAAAATTCAATGTTGATTTGACAAATCGGTAGTTGGTTAAAATACTCGGCCAGTCTTAGCTGCTGCCAAATTTTATTTTCAAACTCTTCTTTTTCTGAAAGGTGTCGGACATCACGATTTAATCGGATTGGTTTTCTGCCTTCCTTGTAGCCGCTATTTATTTTTCTTCGTTTAGATGATCCTTCTCGACCATCCCAACAAATGTAGATTTGTGTTGGTTTGATTTCTCGACATAGTTTTTGTAAGATTTTTAAACTTCCTTTAATTCCTCCAATTGGTTGTCCGTTCGCTGAAAGAGAAGGATCAACGATGTAAGCTCTGTAGTACATGTTAAGCATGTCTACAATCATAATTCTTTCCATAAAAGAAAACCCCCGCTAGAGATCACATTCTAGCAGGGGCTCTAAATTATGTCAAGCCTAGATTACCGACCTTGACCACGGTACTTTTTCTTATAAAGCTTTGATCGCTTATTTGAGCACCATTTAGTAAAAGTCCCTTTGCCTTGTCTTGACTTTTTACGAACTGCTCGGCTTTTTCCACCGGGCTTTAAATCATGAATTCCTACTTTAGCCATTAATCAATTTCCTCCACATAATGTTCTTCTTTATCTTCTGAATAAAAATCTGAAGCCATTCCAATTCTCTGGTCAAATTTCATCACGACTTCTTCTTCAAGCAATTCAATAATTCTGTCGTGGAATTTTTGATCTTGAAGTTTATCTAACCATTGTTTAGATTGGAACTTATCCATTGTTCCGTCTTTATAATGCAGCGTAAACCATGCGCCTCCATTAGACAATTGATCTGAACCTTTAATCGCTTCAAACCAACTTTCTTGATCTAAGATGCGAACTTCATCACCACCCCATAGAATCTTGAAATTGCATTCTCTACCTTGTGTTCCAAAGCGAGACTTCTCGATTTTAGCCTTTACTTCGGTACCAATGCGGAATCCATTATCATCATAAATAAAAGAAGACTTTCCTTTACGAGCAGTTAGCCAGATTCGCAGAGAATAGGAATAAGCCAGTGCCTTACCGCCTGGGGTAAAATAAGGTGTTGTAAGGGCTTCTGCTGGTGTTCTGGTGATATTTGTCTTTAACTGATTTAGAATCAGTAGAGTTGATTTTGTATTAGCAATAGGTTGAATCAGCTTCGACATTCCTTTTGATAGGATGCGAGGCTTTACAGCCATTGTTGAAAGTGGATTAAAATCCGACTCAATGTCTGAGACAGACGGAGTTAAAGCCATAGAATCCCAAATGAATAGCATTTGACTATCATTGTTGGCTAGCAGACTTTCAATTGTTTCTAATACGAATTCTACTGAACTCGCCTGAACATAAAGAAGCTTCTCTACATCGCAACCAGCGTTGCTTAAGAACTCTGGATCAATCGCATTCTCGGAATCAAAATAAATTACATCAATGCCCATCTTTTGGGCATTCCCAGCGATTTGAGCAGCCATGTAAGATTTGCCAGTGGCTTCTAAACCAGCAATTTCTGTTAGTTTTCCAACAGGGATGCCACCCCAATCTCCGCGTTTGATGATTCCATCAAGCCATTTACAACCTGTGGGAATAAATTGAGTAACTTCTGTTGGGTTATCATCAGCAAGTGAGAAAGCAACATCCATTCCTGCTTTCTTATTAATTAATTTTTTCATGTCAGCTATGTTTAGCCGACCAGTTGCCTTAGCCATTTTTTCTCCATAAGAACGGAGGGGGAGCTTTCGCTCCCCCTCCTAATTTTAGTTACCTAGAAGGTCTTGGAAAGCATCATCGACAGATGAGCCAGACTTCTTTGGAGTTACAACAACTCCATCAGAATCATCGCCTTCGTCTCCTAGTAGGAATTTATCTAGCATTGCGGCAATGTCTTGCGAACTCTTAGTCTCAAAAAGCTTATCGTAATCTACAGTCTCTTCAATAAGCTCTGCCATTCGGTCTTCATCACTTACAAGTCGTGAGCTTTTACGACGAGCGGTGATGTTTGTTGAAGGATACATAGCACCTGGGCTCTTGCCATAAACTAGAACTAGGTCTGTTCCAGATTCGGCATCGGTAATGTCACCATAATCCGGATTTAGAACTAGTTGTAGAAGGTTTTCATAAACTGTTTTACTGTAGCCCCAAATCTTGGGGCCATCATCTTCTTCTCCGCGAACTAGAATAGTTGAGAAGAATCGGCTCTTTGCTACTAGCTTACGAGCCATCTCGCGGGATTCATCATCACCATCGTTGTAAAGCTTCGAAACAAAGTCGCAGACAGGGCAATCTTCACTAAAGTTTTTCTTTGGACAAAGGGTACCAGCGGTGGCACCTAGATTATAGTGAAAGTGAAAATGTTTGAAAGGGTCGCCATCTGGCGATGGCATAATGCGAATTACATTCTCGCCGTCATTTGGCTTCCAGAACTTAGCATTGCCGCCGCCCTTGTTGTGTAGGTCAGCTAGCTTTTGCCGCATCTTTTTAAGGTCAATACCCATTTATTCCTCCGTGTTATTTTGGGTTGTTTGAATAATATTAGTAAATGTTTCTAAATAAATGTGATTAGTTTCCCAATCAGATTTGATTATTTTGAATGAAGATTGTTCATTTTTTAATTTAATTTGATTATTGATTTTTTCGATGACACCCGGTGTCCCGAGCGCCTCTTGGTTCATGAAGAAATAGTAACAGGTTTCTCTCTGGCTGTCAAGAGGGAAGTAGAGAATTTCTTCTGCTGTCTCTGGATTGATTATACCAAAAGAACAAATCCTGTTTTGTTCCGATGGGTCTTCTATGTTAGAGAATAATCCTCCGTCTCTTTTGGCCCAATTAATCATGTGAAAAATCTGAGCGATTGTGTCTGCGATGAATTCTTTTTTCTCTAAGAAAGAGACTTCTGAAAGTTTTAGAATTGCATCTACTTCATAAAGATTAATTCTACAGAAGACTCCAGATCTAGCCATTTCTTGAAGAATGCCGAAAGTCGCTCTTTCTCTTAAAATTTGTTTATTTGATAAAAAGTTTTTCTCAGGTCTAACATAGTTTATTGTTATCTCTTTGTCTTTTATTTTCTCTAAAATTTTAAGAAGAGAGCCTGTTGTTTTTCCTCCACCAAATAAGAAAACATTGACGACATTATGACTCACTTTAGCCCGAATGTCAAGTTCTGTTAGTTCCTCGTAATCCTTGAATTCTTTTTGTTTGTTTATTTGGATGTGTTCTACATTCTGAATTTTAGAATGATCTTCTGAATCTATAGTCAAACAATCATAGACTCCATAGGAAGAAAGCTTTCTAACTATTTGACTTCCGCCTGTTCCTATTCCAACAAGGTTCATAGTTTTTTCATTTCTCCATAGTTAGGACCAACAGAGACATTAACTTTAAAATCACCATAAAGAGTTTTCTTGTAGGTTTGAACAAGAGTTTTCAGAAGGTCTCTATCTTCTTCGTTGTAATCAATCAGAATTGAGTCATGAATGATGGCTGTAATAAAACTTTTTCTGCCTTCTAAAAGTTTATCTATCGCAATAGCTCTATCTAAACAAACATCTGAAGCCGTTCCCTGAATCAGATAGTTAAGCGCATGAAAGTCATCAGCTTCAATAACTCTGCCGAAAGGTGTAGTGATCTTACCATCTTTATAGTAGTTTGACAAGATCTTATTTTTGTCGTAGAATCTCGACATTAGGTGATCATCAGAATTCGGATTATAAAGCCATGCGAAGGCTCTCTTTTTAGCCTCTGCTCGCGTCCCTAAGCCTCTAAAAATGTTAGTGATGTTCCAGTCGTGGATGTCCTCTTTCGGCTGTTCTACGCCGTTTAGAGCCTGTAGAACACGAAGTTCATTCGCATTGAAGTCTAGTTCTAGGAACCAGTGATTATGTGGCTTTAGAATCTGTCGAAATTTCTTATCAAAAGCTAGAATCGGGAAGCTATTCTTTTGTGTGGATAGTCTTCCCGTTTTGCTTTTGAAGATGTTGTAAGTTATCTTGTTGCTTGAATTTAAGAATTTTTGAACTCCACTTAAATCAGATTTATTGGTAATGTTTGTTCTAATCTTCGAAGAATCAATGATTAGATCTTGACCTGAAATTTTCGTCAATAGAAGATTGACCCCCTTTAAGAAGTCATAATTAACTGGCTTTTCATAAGTTTGAAACACATAATCAGTAATTTCGTTTTTAGTTTGATAGAATTCATTCAAAAAACTATCGGGAACTAGATCATAGAAACAGTGATCTTCTAAACTAACCTGTGATTTGTTTAGGCAGTTTAGGAAAGCCTTCATTCTTTTCTTAGCATTAGACCACCTGGGGTGGAGGTGGTCTGGTAGTGGTAGGTCGTCTAGGTTATCTACACCGGCATAAATCTTGGCATAATCAACCTCATGTTTTAGAAAATTGGGACTTGCATCCCAAGTGTGAGTTAGCTCACTATTTGGGTCTTCTTTTACGATTTTATTGTTGGCAAAGTAGCCTACACACTCAATCTTGTTATCAAGAACCTGAAAGATCATTTAAATACCTGCTGTCCTCGCCAGTCTCTTTCTCAAACTGACTTTGAGCGGACATCATAACACCGCCTCCGAGCCTTGTCAAGTTGTTTGTGTCGAGGGTAGCATCGCGGTAAGTGATTGTTCCCAGATTAAATTGAATGTAATCTAGTGACTTTTTAAGAGCTTTTTTCTCACCAAGGTTAGCTTTCATTGTCTTAAAGATTGACAAGCAGTTCTTAAGATGATAGGC